TTGATACCCTTCGATTGGCAATACGCACCACGGTTCCTCGAAGTCCTGTAGAATTCGTTGGAGCAGTCGATAATGGTGTCATCCTCACTAAGAGTCTTACTCAATTTCTTGACCATGGAATCTGTGACCTCTCCATGGGGAAGTGCGGTGATGATCGTTCGAGGCGTTTGCATCTTACAAACCATATCTTCCATGGATTCGTGACCGCGAATATTCATACAATCACCCGCGAGGGACCTAACCTGTTCGGGTGAACGGTTATACACGTGAATTTCATGAGACTTTTGGATGTTGAGGGCGAGGTTACCACCGATGGCACCGAGGCCGATGAGACCGAGAGACATGTGTTCTACGAGTTCATGCATCGTATATTTTAAGTTCGTTCCAATCTCGAATACTTATGTCACTTTCTTGACACCATGGATAAATATCTTCACCGATGTAGTTGATTGCGCGGACACCATCTTCTATACACCTGTCACAAATACTCTTGTTGTCATCTATTATGAGGCCTATGTTGAGTGCACGGCAAATATCAGCTTTGTGTACTTCGTTTGGGGTGAAACTATTAGTCAAGATGACATCATCGAATACACCCGGAAAGAAACTTTCAATCCACGTTTCCGTTTCTTCGCGGACGACATCTTGACGCCCAGTGACGACATACATTTTATTGGAGTGTCTTTTTAGTTTGTACATAGCTTCTTGACTCCCCTTTATAGGTACGAGATCCATGAAGTCTTTGGACTGATAAAATTCCCTGACCATTTTCTGTGAAGTGGCTTCATCTATTTCAAATATTTCACGGTACACGTAATTGTATTTGGGTTTACTCCAAAGTTTGTGAACTTTGTGATGATGCTTCGCCATTGGAAAGAGGAATTTTACTAAGACTTCATCGATGTCGATCGCGATTCGGTTCATTTCTATACATCAATATTATTCATAATCTCTAACTACCACACCTACGGGAAATCTTGGGACACCAATCGCAGTTAGATTTTGAAATCGAACGGTCAACTGTTTTCCGATGTATTTTTCTTTTTCAACGAGATACTCTCTTCGCTTTTCCAACGTGCCTTCGGGTTTGACGGAAAAGTGTTGTTCTCCCGTCTTACAAATCCAAATGGCAGTACCCTTCTCACGACCCGTACCCTCTTTAACATCCACAATGGGGTATTCTTCAGTTTGGAAAGCCTTGTACTTGAGAAGATAATTGCTTCTCTTACCAATCTCATAGGTACTCATGGCGTCACGAATCATGATACCCTCGTGCCCCTGGCTCACGAACATGTCGTGGTAGCCCACAATTTCAGACTTTTTCTTCACGTGAAACGTATCGACGGTGACATGCTTCATTCGTTCTTCGAATGTGAGATTCGGTCGGTTCATATCGAAATAGTCGAACACGTGAAATTCCAGTGATTCGGGGTTCATCTTGAACATACTCGTGATCTCCTCGAACGTCTTGTTGGGAGCGTAGCACTCTCCATCTAGGTACTCACCGTCTTTGAGTCCATTCGCGAGGTGATCGACACCGTGGACAGGCTTTCCGGTTCGAGAGAAGCATCCTTTATTTGACACGAGAAGACGAACCCCGTCCAATTTGGGTTGAACGTAAAAGGGTTCAGTGATGTACTTTTGACGATCTTCCCACTTGTTTGCCAACATAGGAAGAATCTGTGTACACTTGGTCTTCTCATTGTTCCACATGGTCTGGGCTCGCATGAGCGCCTTTTCGTACCCCGTCTTCACATTCGTTCGGGACACGGATACCTTCTCACTCCCCACGACACCAGTCGTCTTCACGATGTCAGCAGTTCCGTTAGCAAGGTCCTCGACACGGATATCCGTGAATCGCTCGGTCCCGTTCTTGTCTTTCTTTATAAGGCGTTCCATTATACTGTATTAATATCTCAGCTTTAAATAGATGTCGGATTTACCGGTTGTAAATTATGGCAGAATGGAACGACTTAGGCCTCCGGAAAGCACAATTGTGCCATTAAATTTGAATACGTTTTGTGTTATATTTATAATTTTATGTGTACTAGCTCTCTACAGGCGCTCTGTGAAGATTACTCAAGAGCGTGGACGATTCCATACTTGAGGCAGTCGCGAGGATTGAGATAGATATCCTTCTTCATGAGCTTCTTGAGCATTTTCTCAGGAATCTTAGTCTTCTCGAGATACATCTTCTTCAGCATCTTCATAAACTTATCTGTCGACTTCAACTCGTGTTTAAGTTCCTGAAAATTTCCCCACATCTCCGTAGAAATCTGGTGAATAAGTACATAGGCATTCCGACCCATCTTTCGCTCAGCACCTCCGAGAAGCATGAACGTCGCTGCACTGCAACAAGACCCCTGTGCGATGGTAACAACCTTCACGCGCGAGGACTCGAGTGTGTTCATTAACGTCATTCCAGCAAAGATGTCGCCACCGTCACTCATGATATGAACCCTAATGATTGGTTCGTAACCAAAGAGTTCAGCCTTCTTCTTAAGAAGATCAATCTCCAACTTTTTGAACTTCTCTACAAAGTCAAGTGCATTCTCTCTATCCACATCGGCGTAGAAGAGGATTTCATTTCCGATAACCTTGACACACTCTTCGATCTCAGTTTCTTCCTCCTTCGTAGACATTCTTGAGAGCCTTCTTTACTTTTGTCACGTCTCTTGATTTTAAGTTGTTTCCGACGGCCAAGTGATTGATCACGTCGAAATCTTGAGGTGAGATTTTGTAATCTACGAGATTACTTAGGTCCCCTTTCTCCGCATACTTTTTCAAGAGGCAGAGTTCTTCAATCCCAAATCCCAATCTGGATTTCTTACGAATCTCGTCGTACTTTTGTTTACGCATCTTGTAATTTCCCAACTTTGTCCAACAACTTCCGGGTCGAATCTTATCTTTCACGAGCGGTTCGCCGAGAGATGATTTTGGTATGGTCAGAGCATGTAAGACGAAGTATGGCATGAGATTCCAGTTTCCGTATGTGTAAATGTGACTATCGTAATAGTCCGCATCAGAGAATGAGCTGGATGCGGCCACGACGTCGACACCTTTCGAGTCCAGGTAGTTTTCCTGGAAGATGTCCCACATATGTCCGTGTTCGGCTATACTATCGTGAATGGGTATGGGTACAGGATCGGACAAAATATCCGCTATGAACTCCTTGGGGGTTTTGAAATCATCCATCACATCGTACCCATCGAGATAGGTGAAAAAATTTCGAATGTTTCCCTTACACATATGAGCCGCACTCTCCACCTTTGGTCCTCGTTCGTCCGTGAGTTTCATGAGTGTCTCGGGTTTGTGTTTCGGTACGAAAACCGTCTCGAAGTTTGGATACATACACATGTTCGTGGACGTCACTAAAAGCGATCCACCTCGGGTGATATGATCACCGTCAGACACTCGTTCGATTATAGGTTTGAACACAGGGTCATAGTCTTCGATGAATACATATTTGGATGAGGGTTTTATGAAGGGTAGGAACAAACATTTACTTTTCATGTGTTCCGAAAGAAGTTCGACATGACTCACGCCTTCGAGCACCCGTTTAAGAATGTATGACTTTCCAACACCCGAAGCTCCGCATATGAAAACGTTCTTTCGTTCACGGATATATTTACGAATGAGTTCAATCTGTTTCGTGTGAATGGTCTCCACGCTATTTTCGACCTCTTTTTTTTGCTCGACTATTTTAATGAAGGAATCCATCGATGACCTTACTGATCAGGCCATAGATTTAGTGCTTCAAAATAACGCACTACATAAACGTATCGTAGAACCTTTAAAAAGGAAAATTTTACCATACGTTGCATGTGGAGTTCTTATGAACGTCGTCATGTTCATTCTCTTGGTGTACCTTGCTCGACGTCTGTCTCTTCTTCCTCTTCCTCTTCCTCTTCATACTCTTCCTCCTCAGGCTCCTCTTCCTCTTCCTTAGGTGCTAACATTTTACCTATTTTCTCGAACGGTGTATCCTTGGTGATGGCCACGATGGGCTCGACCGTCTTGGGAAGTTTGAGGGGTGGTATGGGACGTACAGTGAGTATCTCCGGTTTCGTAAAGACACCCTCGATGGGATACTCTTTATCGAAATTCATGAGTATCTTTTTAGGGATAGGAGGGGACTGCTCCAAAAGACTATCATACATCGCCTTACACTCTTCGACGAATTTTAGACCCTCCTTTTTACGTTCTGCACGGGGGAGTGAAAGCTGTAATCGAATATTTCTGGACAAACTTCCATGTCCTAACGCAGCAGTTCTGTGATTCTCCATCAACTCGTTCACCTTAAGGAACTGCATGATCGTGGCTATGAGACCGGCAACCAGGTTCATTCCACCGATGATGGCCGGTGCAGAGCTACGCATACCCTCTGGGAAAGTACTCTGGGCGAAGTTCGCCGTACCAGTTATGGTCGACAGTACAATCACGGGTAAATTGAAATGTAAACTCATTCTTTTAAATTGCAAAAACGCTCGATGATGCATGTAACGATAACACGCACTGGCCTCACCCCATTGCCTGAGCACATTTTCGTGATAATCGTTCCACATTTCCTCCATATTTTTTTCCTCCGTCATCTTATAATAGATGAACATTATATTTCTTCTGCACACTCTATTCCTATTAGCTATTCTTATCGTTCCGTTTACCAATAATAAGAGGAACCTAGAATTTTACTCGATCATTATACCCTTCATCTTCTACCATTGGTCGGTGAACGATGACACGTGTGCACTGACACAAGCGGAGATGATGGTTACCGGTAAACACAAGGACGAGACCTTCATGGGTAGACTCGTCGGTCCGATATACAAGATGGAAGAGAACCAGATCAATAACATGACCAAAACCCTATTCTTTGTTTTATGGGCTTTTGTCGGATACAGGTTGGGACACTTCGATATATTTTTCGATGACCTAAGTGATTTGCTTAAAGGTAAAAAGGTAAAGTAAAGTATCATGGATCTTAAACTTCAGAGTGAAATCAAGAAACTCGTGTACAACCGTGATTTGTATCACGCCAACTATGTCGAAGAATTGGAAGAGTTTGAAACGAAAATTCAGCGACTCGACGCTCAAGCCGACCGGACCGAGTCGGAGGTAAAGAGGCAGATCCTATCCAAACAGAAGGAATATTACGAGAGGCAAATTGAAAAACTCGATAAAAATTTGGAAATCACCACGAAAGCTATCAATCAAAAGATTGAGTATTTTGAGGAGCAACTTCAAAATCTGGAGAAGGAGAAACGTTCACTCGACTACAATGTTGAGAAGCTCAAGAAGGCACTCGAGAGACGTAACACAAATGAGATTTTCGACATGTTCGAATTTGTGACGAACGCAATCACGATCATTCGAGAGGACATCAAACCTACTTCTTCGAAAGCTGATGAACACGCTTAATGAATTCCTTATTACGTCGAATCTTGGGGTCGGCGGCTATGAGGCGCATAAGTGCCGCGGTGGGAATCTTGGGAGTATTACCCGAAGGCTTGGGAGTTTTCTTTAATTTCTTCTTAGCGTTCTGGAGTTGTTTAGTAGTTGGCATTATACTATAGGTTGCTAAAATATTTCCTCACCTATACTATAATGAAGAATCGACAGAAGATTCAGTTGATGACCTTGACTCTTATCGTGCTCGTGGGTGTACTCGGCTACATGTGGTACAACCCTAAGGTTGTGGAGGTTCCGGTCGAGGTTGTCCCCGTTCCACCCCGCCCCGTGGAGACGCGTCGTCCCCCGGTGCGGGAGCCCGAATTCAGGGGTCCACCCATCAAACAGTACAAACCTGGCTACATGCAGCAGATGGGTATTATCACGGGTGGTGATGGTGAGACACTCCCTCTCTATGGTAAGGAGGTGCGTGGGCGTCGTGACCGCTATCATTACTACACGACCACCGGTGGGGAGAATTTGTACCCCGTTTCTATCAGTCACAACGCGAGAGACTGCATGGAGGACATCGGTTGCGAAGAGTTGTACGGAAATGAAACAGTCACCGTATTGGGAAAGACTGGTTCATTCACAGTGAATATGTATCGTACGGATGATTTCTTTTAATTTTCAGCTTCTTCTTTTTTCTGCTTAACGCGCTTCTGTATATCGTTAATCAGAGAACTCGTCTGACTAGAAGAGCAGCACGCCGAAACGGCGCACGCCGCAAGAATCGGAGGGGATTTGAAAGGTATGCGCATGATACCCATGATACCCATGATGGAACAAACTAAACACGCGATGGTAAATCCAAGTTGGGTGTTACCCATGGGTTCACCAGAAGTCTTGAAGAGATTTCCAATCATCTTTTACTATACGTCAACAAAAATTATTTCTCAACCGTGTCACGGTATCGTATTCTCTGGTGAGAAATCCGGTGTTTCCTGCATATTTCGATTTAAGTCGTAAAAGTTCGGCCACCCCCTCGTCATCGAGATGTCTAAGAAAATCCACCTTCATCTCCATATCGTCAAGCTGGTTTCGCTCTTTCATGTGTTGAACGTACGGCCATGTGTGTTTTCGTAGAGAATGAACTTCTTCCTCGAGACGTCGAAGTCTGGGAAGAAGAATCTTGTGAATCAGCACTCTAAGCTGTTGTGCATCACTCATCTTATGGTGAAGACGTTTTTTATCTTTATACAAATTAAGATGTCACTCCCCCAATGTAAGCGAGACTTTATTAGAAAACTAGTCACGGGTGTATCTAATGTCATGGACTTTGACAAACTCTTACACTCGATAGACAAAACGGATATCTTCATCAAAAAACACTTTCTCGTTCGAACCGATGATGGGTCTTACATGGTAAATAAAACGAATTTTTGTATGTGTGTAAAGTCACTCGATTTTGAATTGCTATGTAAAATATTTATTCGTTTGGATACGTACGGTGTCACATTACGAAAAGTGTTTCTCGAGGCGAATGTGAATCCGTTATATTTTAGTAAGGAGGAGTTGAACTATGCTCAACTCGTTGGACAAGGTGAAATCGAAACTTTTTTCGATTTGGTTCTCTTTTGAGTAAAAAATCTCAGTTAACAGTAGATGCAGTACCGTGACTTGAAAAACAAAGCCAAAAAGCTCGGTCTCCGTGTGACTAAAACTGTCAAGGGAAAACGAGTCAAACTATCAGCGAAAGAACTTCGCTCTAAAATTACTATGAACTTTGAGAACAGTGTGAAGAATGCACAGAAAGTTATCAGAGTGTGTCAAAACATTGTCGCACCTACCGTGGTTCGTGCGGGTGCTCCATCCGCACCTCCTCCACCTCCACCTCCACCACCCCGACGCCCGGTCATCAACGCGAAGCGCGCGAAACTCATGGCCGAACTGAAAAATGTCCTTAAGAAGAAGGGACTTTCTACTCCTTCGTAATTATCATAGAATGAATGGTAGTACATTTTTGATTGAATGGACCTCTGCGCGATAATTTGCTACCCTTATACCCCTCCTGAGAATACATGTCGACTGTAAAACCGTCTGGTACGATGATGGATTTAAAAGGAATACCCAAAGATATCTCAGCTTTTACAAAATCCGAAGCATCGCCAAATTTACCATGATCGTCACCCTTAAAATCACATTCGAAGTATGCGGTAATGTAAGGTAACGCTTGCTTTTCGGTGATGAGATTCTTTTCTCTTTCCTGTAAGAAGAAATAGATTCCACCTCCTACTGATCCCACGAAAGATGAGAAGGCACAGGCCATAAGAAGTACTTCACCCATATTATAATCTACGTACATTATAATATGGCTGCTATCATAGCTCTTTGCTTCTGCTCTTCTTTATCCGCTGCAGGGGGTTGGTTTGGTGGGTTTATCCCAGGGACCGAACCCCATTTCTTAAAAGAAATGAACGCTACCGAATGGAAGAATATCGCGAATGATTTAAAGGTCATGAACGAAGAGAGAAAGGAAGAAATGAAAGAATTAGATGAAAAAGCCGGACCGGATCTGTCTGGTTTATCTGCAGATGAACGTGTAGAATTCATGATGATGGCTAAAAACCACATACAGAAACTTCGTGAATCCGAAACATGTGAAAAGGCAAAGGAATTACTCGATGGTAACAAGTTCAAGGATACTCTAACTGCTTATCCGAATGACATTTTTACGCTCAGTGGTTCAAAACGTAAACGTGAGGTATGGGAAAGTGCGGTTGGAATAGACGACGACTTTCCAAAACGGGAGTTAGATGGTGCATTGGAAGTGTGTATAGCGACTGACGAGGCCTTTGAAGAAATTATGGAAAGATTCAACTAAACACCAAACCAAAACGTTTCGACATAAACTTCTCAACACCCTGGAACGTAGGAAAACTCCAGAGGTACCAACGGGACCAGAAACCAGCCCCGTCGATACCACTCATTTTCCAATTCTCTTTGTCACTCCCATCGATGCTTAGCATCTTATCTTGAATTTTCTTGGGATCTCGCTCAGCTATCGTGCTTTTGGGTATCCTACCTCCATGTCGGAGGACATAGGAACGCATACGTGAAGGATTCTTGTGCTTGGTGTAGTCGGAGTACCCACGTGCACCAAAATCAACAGTCCTGCCGTCTTCGAGGGTCGCCCTGAACTTCTTTTTAGGGTTAGGGCTACGAGTTATCTTGACGCGCATACTTACATTTTACGAAGATAATTTACTTACAGCCCATGCAACCGTACTCCTCCTTCTTAGCTTGGGGAAGGAAGAAGAGACGCTCGGGGCCGCGCTTTACACGGTAGAGGTGGTCGTACATGTGGAGCAGACCGATGGTGAGAGCGAGGGTGGCGATGACGACACCGTTCACCTTGCGAGAGACGAAAGCGTACGCCGCGATGAGAACAGCGAGAATCATCTGAACGATAGTGAGCTGAGGGATGGCGGGCATCTTAAAGCGAGACTCGGTGGTCTTGACCTCAGGAGTGGGCTCGGGCTCGGCATACTTGGACGTGTATCCAACGGGCATTTTATAATATCCTGAGAAAATAATGTGGAGGTTCGCCTTCGTTCCCATACTCATGGTCCTCTATGATTTTGTCAAGGCTCCCATCGATCGACTCTACTTTACAAATCCTTGGCGACCACTTCTCGGAATACAAAATACATTCAGGGACATCGTACATGGTTTCACCGAACATGACGTAAAGCACTACCCGGGTTTACTTCTAGTCAAGCTTCACTATCAAAAGATACGTGAAGAGTTTGAACGGGTTTCACCCACTCTAAAAAAGCGTCACCAACATGATGAAGATGTATGGTCTGAGAAGAATGACGGGTACTACTATTACAAAGTCAAGGACTTTCCTTTGTTGAACAGTCTCGTAAATCAGATACCGTGTATTTATAAGGACACAGCCATGTTTGTGGTCATCGAGGGTCCCATGATACTTCCTCCACACAGGGCTGAATCGAATGAACTCTTGAGGTATCAGCTCACTATACAAGGTGACGGTGATTGCACTCTGTATACTGACAGGGGTACCTTTGTTCAACACGAGGGTGAAGACTTCTTTTTCGATCACGGACGATACCATGAACTTATCAAAACCGGTGAAGGTAAACGGGTTTTACTCATACTCGATGTTCATAGATGATTTCTGCACACGGCTTCGTACATGTCACTCCCACCGATGAGTTCGAGAGTCTTGTCATCCACGATCCTTTTCGTGAACGGACCTGGAGTTCCATCGTTACAATGCATACATAGCGCCGAAAGTTTAGTCACGTCACACGCGAGTGGAATACAGTCGATAAGTTCACCAAACTTTCTCTGAAACGAGTCGGCGTCGAGACCAGCCAAAATGATACTCTTTTCAGAGAGAAGACAACACTCCACAAATTTTTTGAGTCTGGGGAAAAATTGGGCTTCATCTATGGCGATAATATCGGCGTCGTAAAACTCACTTACATCCATCAGGTCAAATAGGTCGTGTGTTTTGTAACAGTTGAACTTCACGTTGTCGTGTGTTTTCAAAACTTCATCTGGGCACCTCGTGTCTTTACTGGAGTTGACGACGAGAATCTTCTTGCCTATGACTTTCAGACGCTTAAGTCGCCTGATGAGTTCCGAAGTTTTACCAGAAAACATATTTCCCATAATTATTGAAAGACCCATCCCGATTTATTAAAAATATCTCGTATTTTTTATATGGGTGACGTTCACAGGGCTTCGTATAATGGGCACACGGGGTACTACAATCCTAGAACAGGACGGGTTAAATTTGGAAAATGCATATATCCGAGCATCGAGGTAGCGATAAAATATCTCAAGGCAAAGTAAGATGCCTCTCACAGATGTTCAGATTCTTAAGAAGGTTGGTGAGCTGCGTAGAACCAAAGGTAAGATATACGCTCCACTCAAGTATTTCCGGGGACTCACCACCCTCAAAGAGGTCGAAACACGATACAAAAAAATGCTTAAACGAGATTACAGCAGCTTCAAAACGGACGAGGGACAGAAGACAAAGACTTCCTCCTACACCCAAAAGTTTAGGAAGAAGTACGGACCTAGTGTCAAATCCCTTCCAAACATTGCTAAGGCTACTGGCGTGCCTTTGAAGACCCTCAAGACGGTCTACGACAGGGGTCTCGCTGCGTGGAGAACCGGGCATCGTCCGGGAGCCTCTCCACAGGCGTGGGGGTACGCGAGGGTACACAGCTTTGTCACGAAGGGGAAGACGTACTACACGGCTGACAAAGACCTTCGGAAGTGAACATTTAAAATTTTATTATATCTATACACTTGTTTATAATATCATCATTTCGTTTTTGAATGAGTGTATCGTAAATCGAGTTTGGATTCTCTGTAATAATATCTTTCACAAAGAATTCTGGGTACTGCTCTACGATTTGTCTTGTAAAAGAAAATGTCGATTTGGTATAACTTTCTCTCTTTTTAAACATAGAAGTCTGAACTCCTCTATTTCCTGTTTGAACATTTTCAGTGTTCTTAGACTCTAACAGGGTTATATTACCCCAAGAACTTATGAGATTTCCATTTGTTAATATGGGTTTAGCTTTTTGTGAAACAATATGCTCATGGTCAATTCCATCTAAATCAAATAGATTAATTGACGATGTAGTCTTTGTTTCAATATACGCTAATATACTTTTAATTTTTGCTATACCAGCCTTATGGAATTGTTGACGTTTCACGATCTCTCTTTCATCGTTAGTAACAAGACCTGAAATACCCCGGTTGAGTAGTTGATAGATTTTAACGTCTAATTCCTCTTTAGTAATTCCATTGTTCAAATAGGATGTAAGAAATCCAGCAAGTGGATTAGAATAACGTAGACTATTGAACGTTTCTTTAAGCCCATAGAATGACACGTACATTTGCCATGCAACTAATTTTTCTATAAACTTCGAATCGATACATTCTTCCTTGTAAAATTTTGGTAAGATCGTGTATGCATAAGCTTCCCATGAGAATATTACACCCTTTTTTTTGTGTAGAACGAGTCTACCGTATCTATCTCCTTTGATATCATCCATTATAGAATGCAATTTTTCAGCTATATCTAAATACTTTATAGTATTTTCATAAGTATTTTTTTTATCATTGTAATCTATCAATTTTTTATAGTCAGCTTCTTCTGTCAGACAAGCCGCAACCATGTTTTTATTATATATCTGTATAGCTGTCCTAAATATTTTATTGCCATAATCATTACCATAAATATCGCTCTTTTTTTGATTTTTTAATTCCTCCCACCGTGTAAATATCTCGAATTTTTTGTCGTCGGGAATATTAGTTAATATGTAATTTTTTACTACGTCTATTGTCGCCATTTTTTCTCCACGGTTATTCTCATAATTATACAATTTACTCACATAGTCTAAATCTGTACAACTCTTAACATTTACTATATAATCGTGTAATAGCAAATGGATACAATCTTTTATGTTATTAAGTGTTGAACACTTCTTAAAAATATAATAACAGAGATGTTCATATGCGTTTAACAATTTATTTGATTTAACAGAACCTAATTTTTTATCATTTTTTATCAATTTATTTCGACTTTCCTTTGATATTACTTTACAACTTTTAATCAAATGACGTCTAAAATCTGTTGTAGTTTGTTTGTCACATGCTATAATTTCACCACAATGTCGACATTTTATCCGCCCATCACCACATTTAGAGAATTCCAAGTCTTGGAAATTTACAAGTGGTTCATAATCATTTATGATAGACGTGAGGGTCGTCTTATCTAATGGACTCACACAATTAACGCGCGGGTGTATTATTGTACTTTCGTCATCCAAATCATAGTTTTCGTTGGTATCCAACTCGGTGACGTTGCGGATTTGTTTTTTTAGCTTTTCGACGTGTTGTTTTTCATAATCTACATTTGCGTGTGGAAATATATTTTCTAGAAAATTACGAAAAGCTAAAAGTGCTAAAATAACCGTTATGATTCTCTGTTGTCCGTCCCATATTTCTTTGTCACCGTCAGTTTTGTATTGAATAACATTACCATAACACATTTTTTTATTGGATTTCAAAATTTCAACCATATCATCTATAAAGTCATCAACAGATTTTCGTGTCCAGCAGTAATTTCTTTGATTCATCGGGATGGTTATACTACCACATTCATTAAGAAACGCCTTCAAAGATGCTTCTTGCTGGCTCCACGGTGTAGCACGAGTTACGTTCGGCATGTTGAACAATTTATTAATTTTATATGGTCCTCTTTAACTATATTCTTTATCTCAGCCAACAAAAATCTAGGATAGATACAATGGTTCATGCAGAACGAATACATGAAGAAATACGTGTTTTAAACATAAAAGACGAAACATTACTATCGTTTCGTGTTTTTGAAAATTTCAATAAAAGGCTCGATCAATTTAAGACGATCAAGTTGGGTTTGTTCCCATATCGCGTTAAATTGACAGAGGAAGAAGAGGAAGAAAAGGAACTTCTCGATAAGTATTTTAAAACTCTAGAGGAATTGTTCCCCGAAATGGCGGTTAAGTGGAGGAAAAGATATTTTTAATAAAGTTTACGTAGCGTTCATCCTTTTCTATCATGAAACAGTCTCTCCCCGTATTTTTACACGCTACACCTATACTCCCACTACCAGCGAAGCAATCGAGAACGAGATCCCCTTCGTCGGTAGTGTGTCGAATGATATTTTCTAGTAGTGCTACAGGTTTAGGTGTGATGTGAATTTCGTTACGCTTTGCCATGTCGTAATTCCATACACAGTGATCCGTCTTTTGGTTGTTAAATTTTGGGACTATATCCTCATATTTGAGACCCAGGTGCTTTTCTATAGGTTTTATGGTGTCTCTCGTTGGCATATTCTTACCCGTCTCTATGTTGGAATACCAACCAGTCATACCCCCGGTTTTGGAAAGAATCTCTCTGGAGATGTCTGTCTGCTTCACACCAAGTTCCAAACGTTTATCGCGGATGATTGTAGAGTTGTCGAAGGTATAAAAAAGGATATATTCACACATCTTATTCCAATTGTGCATGTCGTTCTTGACGACGTACCCGTCGAGGTACCCTTTTTTAGACGAACCATCGAAACGTTTGTTCCACGTGATCATGTTCTTAAACACGAGTGACGTATTTTTCTTGATAGAAATCATGAGTTCACTAATCTGTTCCATGTCGTTGTGAAAAAAGAAGAGACTCCCGTCACGCTTCATTTTCGTTTCGAGTTTTTGTATGACACTCGTGAGCCATTCGACATAGTTTTCTATGGTGTCCCACGTATCTTTACCTATGTTATATGGTGGATCTATACAGACGAGTTGTACGCTCCTATCTTTTACATGGTCGAGTTGTTCTAGACAGTCACCGTGACGAATCTCTATCATTACAAAGTATACGCAGTCTATTTTTAAGCTCCGTAGTCGGCGACTCTTCGTAATCTTTGGCGAAAATGTGGCGAGTCAAAACGTTCTTCCCCCACCAATCGGTTACCCCAACGGGTCATCAAAAAGACGTTCATACCCCTGATAGTGAAACTTCGTTCGTTTCGACAGTTCAGGTGACCAATCTCAACCCCCGTCTCGTTTTCTCTCGCGTTTTGGGCGATCATCTCCATCGTGATCGGTTCTCCAGTCACGGGACACACGAGGGTATCGTTCCGAGAAATGAGTGGGTATTTAGCTCTGAGCCAGTACCAATTGAGTTCGAAAAGTGGATGTACAAACGCTCCCTTTACCTTTTGGAGGTAAGTGTAAATATCGATCAGGCACGTCGCAACACCCTCCGGTGTCGAAGAGTTCGCGATCGGAATTGCCACGTCAGAAACACCGCGAGCTTTCATGTACTTCGTGGACTCCTTTGACAGACGCACAGGATACAGTCTCGATGCGCGATTTTTCAGGGGTCCCTTCGCCTCGCCTTCGGTCGTGCGAATGTAATCCAGCTTCTTCTGAGTGATCTCACATGGAGAGTTATAATTCGAGCGACAACGACCACTGTGCCCCTTGGGAAGCACACAGAGATACTCTTCGTTGGTAAACGCATTTGCTTCGTCGGAAATGTACCCTTCGATCTTGGACAGAGAGGTTTCCACGGTCCTAGCGCGACACCCGCTACCGGGGATGCATTCCAGACAGAAAAAATGGCTGTAGTATGGATAGACGTTTTTCAGCCACTCATCGTGGTCCCTCTTGGCGTCCACTAACTCGGGTTGGTTAACGAGTGAGATTGGCATATTTGCATGAAAAAGCTTAAAATATTTGTGACTTAGGTAGATAAATGGTACCGCACCCACAAGAAAGCCGGATTTCGTGGGATGAATACTTCATGAAGACCGCCGAACTCGCATCGGTTCGGTCTCCATGTGAGCGACTCAAGGTTGGTTGTGTTCTCGTCAAGAATAACAGGCTCATCAGTATGGGCTACAACGGATTTCTCGCGGGAACCGACCATCAATCCATCGTACGTAACGGGCACGAACAAGCGACGATCCACGCCGAGATTAACGCCATCACGGATGCGGCGAAGAGAGGTGTCTCCATAGACGGGGCTGTAGCCTACATTACACACTATCCCTGTCTTAATTGTTTCAAGGCCCTAGCCAGTAGCGGAATCAAAAAGATTTACTACAAGAATGATTACAGAAACGACCCGGTTGTGGAAGAACTGGGGTACGGAATATCTCTGGTAAAGTTATAAGATGCCGTGTCCCATATGCACAGGAGCTCTCGTTTCAAAGGCCGCCGCCAGTGTCGCCGCCGTGGTAGGTGCCGCGAAACAAGTAAAAAAGACCCGAAAAAAACCTAAACCTAAAAATAAGTGAGCATGATACTCATTGACCAAATAGTACGGTACCTTTCCAAAGATATCATGTTACCCTCACGTTGTCATGCAACCAAAAAGGAACTCGTGTGTATAAAGAGTTGTTGTGATTGTAAAATCTTCTGTAAAAAACCACCGAAGGGTTCTGTACCCGCGGTGGTACTATTAAAGAATAAATCCCCATAAACAGTAATGAACTCTAAGATTCCCACGCATATTTTACAAGTCATCCAAAGTCGAGAGCTTTCTATGCCACAGAAAATCATGGCCTTCACCATGCTCATGCCGAACATACCCGCTGATCCAAAACACGAGGATGTGTATAACCAAAATATAGATCTTGGATACACGATCAAACGTCTTGTGGACGAGAAAAAGATTCGTCTCGATGGTTTTGATAAGGATTTTAAGCTTAAGGTGTCTGTCGAGCCCTAGGACTCTTGTACCAACTTTGGTACACGGGGTCTCCGTCAGTATACACGATTTTGATATCTCCCAGTTGATAGAGTTTCCATATATTCTCTAATCGGTCCTGGAAGATATCTTTTTCATTTTGACTGAGCTTGTAATACAGGCGTCTGTAGACGCTGACCACCAACATTCCTTTGTGATCTTCTAATTCATGGATGAGACCTATGAAGGGGTCTTTGAAGTACATGGTGACGTTCTGAAAGATGTTGTGTGCGTCATAGAGACGTTGAGGTCTATCCGAGTTCTTCGTTGTTAGAAGCATTGTTCTACTTTTTGTTCTTGTCTTTAATACGAATAGCCCACATACTCTCTTCATGAAACTTATCGTAATCAATCTCTTCGATTTTGAAAAACTTCTTGATGAGTTTCTTGATGGGATTTGTCACCTCAGTCTTTTTGGGTTCGTCATACGAAGGTGGCTTTCGCCTCCCCTCACCTGGAGCCTCGGCGGGTTCGACAAAATTGTCCTTCTTGGCGCGAACCACGACACGTGGACGCGTAAAATGTGATTGTGTGAGTGATGAAATCATTTTATTGGTTGACGCGTCTTATCTTTAATAATGTGACTCCAGAAGCGTTTTGGCGAGTCCCATGGCGACGAGACCGACCCCGATTTCCTGATATTCCATTTTGAGTAGACGACCTGCGATAGTCATGGGTAGAACCCATGAAGCGAGTTGGAATGCGGCGTAGTTCGCGAGGTCCGGGTCCGGAAGTGCGGCTTGAACACGGACCGCGCGGACCGGACGCCTATGTGTAACTTTCTTGGTTTGTAACCTGACTGGAACGTAATTTGGCTTAGCAAGAGCTAACATCCTATATGACCGAAGTTTCTTATCTTTATGTAATATAGGATGGGAAGAAACAATTATTCTTATAATGGGTTGCTTTCTGTGATTACACGAAAACCTATCTATAGGTATAAAGTGAGGCAGAAGACTTCTCAGGAGGTCATAGATGAACTTAGAGAATCTGGTAACCAAAGAAAAGTTGACAGTATCACAAATATCATTGCTCGCCTGTTCTCTGTACCCGAAGTGTATCTAGAAAGAAATAAGACGGGACCTAGAATAAACATAAATGGTAATTCAAATGTATCCGTCGATCAGGATTCATCTTATACAGATCTCGGTGCGACTTCGAGTGAAGCTGTGGGTAGCATAACCGTTGATGACACGAACGTAGATCTCACGACACCTGGTATCTATTTTGTTACCTATACGGCTACCGATGCGCTTGGATATTCCAGTACCGTGAGGCGTTATGTTGTTGTGGAAGCTGTGGTAGAGGAGCAAAGTGGGACGGGTACTCCGAGCGATCCTTTCGTGTTAACATTCACTGGTACTTCACCCCATTTGGATACGACAACTCTGTACAGGGGTAAAACGTATAGATTTGATTACAGTGGAGTACCTGCGTTTGTTAGTGGAGGTTTCGCTATAACAAGACAGGTGAATACCGTTTCGCGACCAAACACCGTAAAATGGGAAATAGGGGCTACATACCCCAATTCTTCAATTACTACATGGACAGTTCCAGAAACATGCCCGGATACTATGTATTGGTACGTTATAAATGGTTCTACGCAAGGTGCCTTAACTATTGCTTATGATACAGCATTACCTACAAGGTATAAGATTCGTTGGCTGGACCCCGATCAGATATTTCCAGCTAAGATTGATAGGGATAATATTGACGCGGGATTTGCACGTATAGAAAATTTGTTCACCGGTAGAAGACCCGCAGCTTCCGCCGCTGGTTTACATTTTGATACCACCATGAACATGGCCAATAACTTATCATTAAGTTCCGCGGCTACCGGTGGCCCCACAGCAAGCGACTATAGTGTAGTTCCCGGTGGATTTGAGTATAATGGATGGACGGAAAGTGGTGAAATTACTTGGAAAACAGCTGGTCGCGTGACGGTTAGTGGCAACGACAGTATTTACGACAAGGCTGGGACACCAAAAAACTTTACGGAGATGACAGTCGCACACGAAGGTCTACACGCTATAGGAACTGGTTCAACCACCGCTATCATAGGTAGAAACTTTAACGGTAATACAGGACTTGCAATCAGACACCCAACCGATCCAGGTACAGAAGGTAGCGAAAACTATCTTTGGACGGGTTCAAACGCACTCACGTGGTACAAAAATTATTTCGGTAGTAACATCAGTTCGGATGTTGAGGGAGTTCCGTTTAAAGCTGGAGACTTGTCACATTGGGATGATTACACAAATGGAGGGCGCGCACTTGAACGCACCATAAATGGTAAAACATATTTGGGAATATGGGATGAAGTTGTCACCGCAACTGGTGGTGATTACATAACTGGTTTGACTGCTGGATTGTTAAAGGATATTGGTTTGCCAATCAATATGAGTAATGTTGAAACATCTACTCCACCGACGGTAGCAAAGACGTGGGCGTTTGATGTGGGTGCCGGTCTTACACTCACAGCGAACACGGATGTGTACACAAATGTGTATACCAACTCTTCCCTCTCCGGAACAAATCCAGAACTGAAAATGGAACCTGAAGATGTGGTCGTACTCAACATTTTAGCGGGTGGAGCTACCATAAACGTGTACTCGAATACATCTGTAGGTACTATGGAATGGGATCCTCTCACGACGGGGGTAACATCTGGTACTATTACGGTGGCACCGACGAATTCTAATGTGGAACAGTGGCTATATAACAGCGTCTTTTACACCGATGGTACGAATCATGGTAAGATTACGGTCGATAGTATCGTGTATGACGAAGGAAGAGATCACGATTCCGATGGTGTTTATAACAATCGTGATCCACAAAGTCTTTCGTTCACACCCGAGTACACAATCTTTACCGATTCCAAATTTGATGCGGCCATGAAATGGCAGGGTTCGAGTGATGGGTACTACACGGCGAATACATCTACCACGACAAACTTTCCTCTTTATAAGGCGTCTACCAACACTACGACACCTACGAGTGGTTTTACAGTTTCGGGTGGTGAGCCGTGGGCGCTATCTGCTGCGGTCATTTGTGGGAGAAGACAAGCTGGTTGGGATCAAGATTCTGGTATCGTTCTTTTGAATACACAAGGTGGTGGGGATGGAAACATAACTCTCTCTACACACGAAAATAAAGAGACGGGTGATTTCTACGCAAAGTTCAAATATGGAAACAATGTTGAAATTACAACAGGTAATGTGGCATACAATCATTATTACACGGGATTTTATGTTGAATATGATGGTGCCCAAGGTTTCCGTATGTTTACATACGATTACAAGACCGACACATTGACCCAAGTTCCTTCCGCTAATGTGGTCGTAACAGGTACCGTGGGTCCCATGCGTGCGGCAAACTTCGAAGTTGCAAAGACTCCCGGTGCTGATAGATACTGGAATGGACGAATATCACATGTTACCGTTACAACCCTTAGGTCAGGTGTAGCTCTTCCAACTAATACAGAAGTTCTCAACATGATTAAAAATCCAGATACATGGTTGACTACGTACAAGGTTGGAAATCCATTAAGGTTACCGGGTGCGACAATTGACGACGCTACTACCACGACACCTACCTCGTTAAGTTTAAATGTGGTCAGTGGATACTATAGACTTGATGGTGCTTTCATTCGTACACAGGGAACCTTGGCCGATCCTGGTAGTCTCAAGAAATCACTCACAAGAGGTACTGTGTATTCTATAGATTTAACAGACTCAACTTTAAGTGGAAAACAGATGCGTTTATCTACATCTCCTGTGTATCACATCAGTCTAGAGGCGGCTCAAGCTAATGTATATAATTCTAATGTTACGTACACATCTGATTCTATAACTATCTCCGCGGGTGATGATACACCAGACTTTTTGTACCTCTTTGACAACCTTGACACAACAGACCCACAATCTCCCCGTGACGGACCTCTTGAATTTACTGGAAGCGGATTTCCTTCGGGTTCAGTCGTCACTACTTTCACGAAACGGTCCATTGGTGATAGTGACTCATCGGCTATTCAAAAATCGGCACAAGCGACAAAGGTGTACTATTTTACGGGTCTTTTGGCTAAGGGTCCAGGTGTAGCATCTCAAGAAGCACGTTTCAGAAATGATGTTTCGTACGACGCGACAGAACATTTTCTAGTAAGTAACTAAAGAGGAATGAACTCTCTGACTGAAAAAATACACGCTAAGTTTTGTTCAGATAATGCATGCAAGGAATGCAGTAAACCAAAGTGGATTCCTTGCCCACATTGTGGGGTAGAGTATATGGAGAGATTGATGACTGAACACATAAAGGTGTGTCCTAGTCTGCGTACATGAGACCCGCAATTCCATTTTTGATTTTGATGAAATTATAATTTACCGCGTAGATTGGACGGTTCACCGGTGCCGTGCAATGTATTCTGAATCCATCGATCCGTGAAAAATTTAGAGAACCTGTCATTTGGTATCGAGACGTGTTTATACAAAACGGATAGAAGAACATATTCTCGGCGTTAGAGGATGAATATTCAGTGTGATAATAGGAAGGTACGGCCGTGAAGAACGGTATCGCCGTTTGTTTTTCTGTGATATCTACACCGTTTACTTCTAGGCTTACTTTGTTAGTGACCGACACCAGGTTATTGTCTCCATATGCATTACTAGAAGCTATGAATTTTACGGGGTGGTTAAAAAAGAGAGTCTGAACAGTGTCATTCGAGGGTTCCGTTTTCTGGACTTGTTGAATGAGCATTACACGCTCGGTGGGCTGAGCGATTCGTAAACGTTCCTCCGTGTCTAGAGCGACGTACGTGGCGAAGAATTTCGGTTTATAATTTGCATTAAAATTGGAACTCCACTTGATTTTGATTCGAACGTCACTGTACTGTAAGGCCAGAATGGGTAAACTGTATCCCCAGTTTTCACAGAAAAACCAACGGAACGGATAAAAGTAGGATTCGGAACCTAACCCACCATGCAAAGAAGCCTGGTACGACTTTGCGAACGATGAAGCGAACAAATCAATCGCAATTTCTTCTGTAAATTCTGAAGACTGTTTATCTATGAGCTGATCTCCGATGTATAATTCTGCTTCTTCGATTACGTTTGACCAATCATCGATAAGTTTGGCCGTTTCATTTTCTTCTATGGTCATGAAACAGTAGTTCAACAGATCACCTGAACGACGAAGTGTGATGGTAGATGTATTCCCTGCACCCGGATTTCCATCGATCGTCTGTTGTTCCTGAAAAAGTGAAAAATTCGTGTGTCTCTTATGAGTCGAGTTGAAAAAGCTCAACTCAGGATTCCCAGTTATGTGTACGTCTTGTGCACCCAAAGCGATCAATCTGGTGATAGCTCCGGAACCAGACATTACTATATTTAAAAAAGATAATTTTAAACACCTAAGTGAGCCCCGCCTCATCAAGTTTTCATCAAACCTACTACCAACATGAACGTTACTTCTGTCACCGATTACATCCTCAAGCTCGAGAAGCTCAACGAAGAGTCTCGCACCAAGATTGAGCATCTCAAGAAGCTCCTCGACGAGGCCAACAAAGAAAAGGTCGCTGCGCTCAAGTCTCTGTACCACACGACCGCTCGAGTCACCGAGAAGGAGTGTGTGAACCAGGGTCTCGTCGACCGTCTCCTCGAACTTGGGGAGATGACTTCCGACTTTTACAAGACTGCCGCCTACAACAGGGGTGCGGAAATTCTTCGCGGACTCGACTACGAGGTTGAATCCGGTGAGAGTGTCATGCACATCAAGGGTATCGGCAAGTCTATCGCCACCAAGATTGACGAGTACCTCGAAGAGCAGGACCCCGACTACGAAGAGTCCGTTGCCTCCAACGACTACGAGTCTGACGAGGACACCGAGTCTGAGGTGGACAGCGACGACGAGTATTTCGTCAGCTACAATCACGACATCTACACCATGCTCAAGGACTACGCCAAGAAGGAATCCAATCCTTACAAGATTCAGGCGTACGAGAATGCCGCCGGTGAGATTTACTACCTACCCTTCAGGGTTACCAGTGGTAAGGATGCCATGAACCTTCCGGGTATTGGTAAGTCCATCGCCGCCAAGATTGACGAGTTTCTCAAGAAGACCACTTCTACCAACGAAGAAGTGGCACGAGCTCTCGAGGAGTTTGCCGAAGACCTCGAAGACCCTTTCAAGATTCGTGCGTACGAAAACGCCGCTGGACTCATCCGCAATCTTAAGTTTGAGGTAACCAGTGGTGAGGAACTCGCGGAAGGTCCCAAGAAGGTGAAGGGTATTGGCAAGAGCATTGCCAGAAAGATTGATACGTTTCTTCAGACTGGGGAAATGAATTAAATCCACTGAGCTGGTTGCTTGACCTTCTTTTTGGGTCTGCGACCAAGACGAGAGAGTACATATACGTAGAACAATAGTCCGTACCTTATCATTTATAATTTTAATTCAAACGAATCTTTTTTTTTACCGTCATACGCGTTCACGATACCCGATTCTATCATTTTTTCGTTCACGGACCGCTTATCTCCCTTACGTCTATATACTGTCACTAAGGGTCGACCGTATTTATCGTTTTTACCACATTCAATCCATACTAAGCCGTTAACCCTGTTTCTACACATAAATGGGTTCCATAATTGGTAAGGTGCGCGATCATCAAATCCACACTCTTCCTTAAACATGTCTCGCGCAAGTTTAGCGAGGTGAATATGTTCTGCTCTATCTTTCAACCCAAGACTGGGTTTTATCTCAGCTGAGTCATAGCCGATAGTTCTAAAATTAAACTTTAAGGGGCGACCATGAAGCATGATAACCGCCTTGAATGTATCTCCATCGTATACACTTGTGATTTTTGCATACCCCTCGTATTTGTTGAGACTAAAAACTGGCATCGAATCATCAACACCAGAAAGAATTCTTTTAGTGAAACAGCAATTCATATATAAAGAGGTCGGGGCTCCTCTTTAATATTTTTCTTGACTAATGATAAATAATGGTTTCGTATGTACTCAACGTAGACAAGGCGGGTGATCTTAAGTTTGGTCGTAAGAAGTGCCGTCTCCACAAAAAGGAGGAAGTGGTGAAGGTTGCCAGGGATTATGGTATACGTACTCCCAATAAGAAGACTGTCAAGGAACTTTGTGGAAGTTTAAAGAAGAAAATTCAAAAGGCTGAGCGAGTTTCGCGAGAGGAGGTCGCCAACATGAATAACGTCCCCCTCGCCAAACTGTATCCCGAGGCTGCCAAGAAGCGTGCGGCCGCCAAGAAGCGCGCTGAGAAGAAAGCCTTTAACAGGAAGGTCGCGGCCAATTTCATGAAGAGTATGGTGACGAAGCGTATCACTACGCCTGTGCGTGCCACGGTGAGAGCTGTGATGCCCATGCCCAAGCCCCAAAAGAAGGCTCAACCTCTCACCAAGGATGAAGCAAAGAAACGTATCATGGCAATGAAGGGTCTTACCGGTCGTAACAAATTTGTTTTAGTCAACAGGATCAATCTTAACCAACATTCGCCTCGACGGGTTGTTCGTCTGGCTCGAGAATTGGCGCGTCTTCGGTAATGTCGACTTCACCGTGTTGCGTATCCCAATCTGAGAGGTCGTTGTATACTTTTTCGGTGGTATCGTAACTCGAGGTACCGTCCGAGATGAGCATATCTCGTACCATCTCGTAAAGAACAGTGGTGAGCGCAAATTTGTATGCAAGAAATCCTACGAAAGTAGCTCCATAATCAAAATCAAAAGCGAACGGAGCATTGTTCCACGCCATTTCAAAAGCGGCGGCGCTGATGGGTGCCAAGAACTGTTTCTGAAACGGCGAATTCTCGATGTTATCTACGTGGTCCTCGAGTAAAGAGATGTAGGCATACGAGGCGAGACCCCCGAGGGTAGCGGAAACGCCCATCTCAGCACCTTGGGTGATGAAATAGGACGTAGCGAGTGCGGAGCCATACCCAGCCGTAGTGTTCCTGAGATTCTTC